TCAAAGAAGTGTCCCCCCTTACCGATAAATCAAATTCCTATATCCCTTTTCAAGGTTTTTTGGGGGTTGTAGGGGGGCTTTTTGCAAAAAGCCCCCCTGCGTAACACCCCGATAAACCCGAATTTGAACGGCTGTATTTTTATGAGGATACAAACAAATTGACAAGCGGGTGCAAAGATTGTATAATGATAAAAACAACTTCTGAGGATATAAAAATGACTTTCACCAAAAAAATAGAAGAAATGAATCTTATGGGCAACGGAATTACAAAGCTGGACGGCTGCGTTGTATTCTGTCTCGGTGCTGTTGACGGTGACACAGTCACCTGCGAGGTTACCGAATCAAAGAAGAATTTCAAAATTGCAAGAGTCCTTTCCATCGACGAGCCCTCTCCCCACAGGCAGGACAGCGACTGCCCCCACTTCCCTGCTTGCGGCGGATGCGATCTTCGCCACATCAGCTATGAGCACGAGCTTTCTGTTAAGAAGGCAGGTGTTGAAGCAGCGCTTCGAAAGGTTGGTAAAGGAGAGATAAAGGTCTCCGAAATACTGTCGGCTGATCCTGATTTCTACAGAAACAAAGCTGTACTCCGATTCGCAAGCGACACCTTCGGATTCTCCGAGGGCAAAAGCGACAACATTATTTCCTGTGAGGGATGCAGGATCATCCCTCCTGTTTTTTGCGAGATCGGCGCCTTTACCCTGTCCTATTTTGGAGAGGAGATCAGCTCTGTTTCGTACCTTTTCCTTCGAAAAAACAGCTCAGAAAGCGAAATATCCGTAATTCTCGGTACTCGTGACAAGTACAGCTATCTTGATATAGAAGGCTACAGTGAAGCTCTCTGCAACAAGTTTTCTTGTGTCGCAGGTGTGCTTACAAAAGCAGGGGACCATCCCGAGGACGGTGTTGAGCCGGAGCTTATTTTTGGCAAGGACTATATTGAAGAAAGCTTTCTCGGTCTTTCTCTCATCGTATCACCCTGCTCCTTCTTTCAGGTGAACCACGCCGTTGCAGAAAAGCTTTGCAGAAGGGCTGCCGATTATGCCCTGTCAGGTGACGGATGCTTTGGTGCCGATTTGTACTGCGGCACCGGTGTTATCGGCATGGCGATCGCCGCTCTCCACCCCGAGGCTTTTATCACCGGCGTTGAGATAAACGAGTCTGCCGTTGCGGATGCCAAGGAAAATGCTGAGGAAAACGGACTTCGAAACATCGGATTTTTCCAGGGCGACTCGGCTGATTTCGCAAAAAGCACCTACGGAAGCATTGATTTTATAACTATCGATCCACCCCGCGCGGGATGCTCCGACAAAATGATAAAGGAGCTCCTCCGCATAAAGCCCGAGCGAATTGTCTACGTTTCCTGCGATCCTCAGACTCTTGCCCGCGACCTGAAAAAGCTGACGGAAACAAAATACGAGATAACCGACGTGACTGCAGCAGATCTGTTCCCCCGCACAAAGCACGTTGAAACGATCGTACTTCTGGAGAAAAAGAAATGATTAAAAGGGACTGAAAACAGTCCCTTTTTTTATTGTGTCACCTTATGAAGAAGCTCGACGTAGTCAAGGAAGCGGTCGTACTCCTCCTCCGATGCCCATTTATAATTATCAAGAAGCATATCCCCCTCGGACAGGTACTGCTTTAAAAGTGTATTATACTTCTCAAACTCCCCGTCATCAAGCTTTGACAAAAGCTCAATGCTTTCGCCGAGATAATCTCTCTCATCGCTGAATCTGTCGTATGCCGCACTGTAAAGCTCGGGAATGATATCCAAGTTTTTCGAAAGCTCTCTTCCATACGCCTGCTGTGCCGCCCCGCTTGCATACGTATTGGAGTAGCCTCCCGTCATTGAAAGTGCTTTTCCAAGAGTATCCTCCATGGCAAGACGGGCATTCCTTCTGTTTTCATCGCGCATAAGCTTATACGCCGGATCAGTTGTCGGATCGTAGGAAAAATCCATCCCCGTCAGCGTGGCAACAAGCTTTCTGATATCGTCGGAATACTCTGCCTTCGGTGCTTTGGGTCTGTCTTCCTTCCATGCTTTCACGTCATTCAGTGCGCTCAGGGAATCAACGAGCTGCTTCGGAGCTTTGTTTTTCTCAAGGTACACCTCCGCCTTGGACGGCTCCTTTACTGCCTCTGTCTCGGGAACAGGTACGCTCTCTGCCGGCGCTTGGGGCTTTTTTGTTTCGGTTGATGCAGGCTTTGATGCCTCCTGTGTCTGTGTGGATGCGGGCTTTTTTGTGGTAATCATTGCTCCTGTCAAAGGAAGCGTATTCGTTACGGTAACTGTTCCGTCACCGTTATTTGTGGTCGTGCTTGTCTTCTTGCTTGACCCTGAAACAGACAGATTCCCCGTACTGCCGGACGTGGGGATATTGAGTGTCGTTCCCGCATATATCAGGTTTTTGTTTAATATTCCGTTGGCGCCTGCAATGGCATCCACCGTGGTATTATAACGTTTTGCTATGGATGAAAGCGTTTCGCCGGCAGTTATTTTATGTTTTGTCATCCTCTACCTCCTTTTTTTCGAACAGTTTTTCTCTTGCTTTATCTGAAAAGTTTTCTTCACCAAGGCTTGAAAGCACAACATTCAGGCTTTCGGAAAGTGTGCAAAGCCACGAAGTAAGACGCGTGAGCTTTTCATTCAGATCCTTGCCCTCGGTGGGAGGTCTGCCAATATTGAATTTCATATTATCCCTCCCATCAGTTAAAGCTGCTGCAAAGCTCAAGCGTTTTTGCAACCGAGCAGACAGTACACATTCCCCGTCCGCACAGCTTTACTCTGAAATGATCGCATCGCCTCGGTCGAAGGCGTACCGTGTGGGCGCTGTTATCTCCCTTGAGGCATGCTACCCTTTGCCAGCTTCCTCTGCTGTCGTATTCAACAAAGACCTCAAGACGGGCACCGACTGCAGCATTAAGCCTTATCTGAAGACCGGAAACGTATTTTCTGTCAGGTGTCTCAAAGCCCCATTTTCCGCTCTCGCACATCCAGTCAAAGTCTTCCTCACATTCAAGACCGTCCCTTTCGGACACGCAGTAAATACTGCTTTCATCGTCATCGTATGACAGGAAGTACAGCTCGTTGCCGCATCTGGTAAAGGCGCGAATATCGCTGTCATCTTCCTTGTGCCAGGTTCTCCTTGTTGTGTCATAAACAAACAGACTTCGCCTTCGGCTTTTGTCCTCCATTGAGACGTAATACAGCCCGTTCACAGCTCCGGCTACAGCATTTTTATATTCCGCGGCACCGAGCGCGCTGTCAACGTTTACGGGCATACCCCCGTCATAGCGAACGATACCGCTGTACGTCTTATAGTACAGATCATCGTTAACAAATACCGCGCTCCTGCTGCTTCCCGATTCGATCCCCCGCTGCCTTGTCTCCGTGATGCAAAACTCTCCCGGATAATGACCGAACACCTTGATTATTGCATCCTCCTTGAAAAACACGGGGTTTCCGTCAAAGCATACCGCCCCTGTAAATGCTCCCCCACAGCTAACACTTGCAGACCACGAATCGGTGGACACCCCCTGCGTTTTATACCAGTTTTTCGGATCTCCCAGAGCACAGGTGTATATCTCGTTGACACAGTTACCGTAATTATCATTGCCGTACCTACAGCCCCACAGCCTGTTGCCCGCTGCAATTACATAGTCCATAACGGGAACGTCCCTGTGAACGTATACCGTGCCTCTTGCCTGAGCATAGCTCCTGTCCGATTCGAAAATCAGGCTTGTATAATCGCTTCCGATATTTACAATGCTGTAGATTCCGTTAAGTGATGCATCCTCAAAGCCTGCAAGTCTTACGGTATCTCCCGCTTCCAGACCTTTTGAAAAGGTCATATCCTCGATATAGCTTCCCTTTGCACCGTTCTCAACAGTGTATGCCGCCCTTCTGAGTCTTCTGTACGGGGATTCCTCCCCTGCATCCTCTCCGTCAAGATCACAGGGCTCAAGGGACAGCTCATAAAATGCATCCTCCTGTGCACCCAGCCGATATGTGAGATGAACGTCAAGATGCCCGGACGTTGAATCCATCATATCATAGTACATATTATCAGGAAAAAAGTATATCCTCGTTCCGGACACACATACGGTTCTTTCATCCTGTGAAAAAAGCCCCGATGTGTTGAAAATATCGTGGGAAACAAATTGTCCGTCCTCATCAAAAAATGCTTTTAGCCTGTTTTTGCAGTCGGCGATCAATGCGTTTTTCACGATGCGCCCCTTGTGATAAATATCAAGAGACATTATGTCAAGTATAACTGATCCGTCTGAGCTGACCCGCCCCCTCTTTTGACGTGGACAGATATGAGGATATGCGGACCCGGTCATATTTTTCATATCTGAAAAATATCCCTCCGGTGTATCGCCTCTCCTGTCATAACCGCCGAAAGCAGACATGACCGTTCTTTCTGATCTGTTTGTATTCTGGATCGGTATTCTCATGGCCACCTCACAGTTTTATTTTCTCAAAAAGGGGCATATAGGTCCTGTTATACCAGTCTGCAAAGCTTCTGTATGACTCGGAAAAGACCTTGGCGGAATTCAAATACTGGGGTATATCGCGAAAGGAAAGATCACTTTTCATCAACAGATAATTGACGTACAGCACGGAATGCGGGTCGGCTGCAAACAGCACTCTTGCACCGTCACAATCGGACGTTATCAATGATTTGTCACTGACATCCATTTCGTGGGTGGCAGCAATCTCCGTCACAACGGCGTTTTCTATCTCGCAGAGCCAGCGCAAAAGCTCTTCCCTTGATACTGCATCGCCAACCGCGGCAGATGCCTCTGCAATTGCTTCGTTTACTGTCATATTTACCTCCTTTTTATAAATATCGGGCTGCCGCAGCAGCCCGATATACGGCAATTGGAACCTCAGTTCTTAGCAAACGCTTCAATAAACGCCTCTGCGGCACTGTCCTGCCGCTGTGATGCCTCGATCACAGCGGCAAAGCGAAGAGGCACTTCGACTGCCTTTCCGGTCTGGATAAGCATATTTTCTCCATTGACCGCAACGTATCTTTCTGTATCGTTCTTTGATCTGCGGGGAATGAAGACCGTCTTCATCGCCGCATTTTTGTTTTCTGAAACTTTTGCCATTTTAGCTATCCTTTCTTAATTACAATTTCAGTTTGCTTCAAGAACGCTTGAGGAGAAGGATGAGCCTGATTCGACTCTGAGCATATACTCCTCCACAAGTCTTGTCGCTACCTTCGTCGCCTTCCAGCCAACGGAGGAGCGCTGGTTAAGAGGGTCGTTTCCGTAGCCCTTCTGCTTTACGATGTGCTCGATACCGCCGCCTGCAATATCTGTTGTTCCGTATGCGTTGGCACCGATAAAGAGAGTGCAGAATACACTGCAACCGTCCTTACCGCCTTCATCACCGGTATAGATCTTTGCCTCTGTCGACTGCACGAAGCGGACACCGCCAAGAGTACCGATCTCACCCTTGAGAATGGATGCAGGGTCTGCATACTTCTGTATATCGAGCCACTGACCCTTTGCATCCTGCATAAGATCGTATGCTACGTAAGGGTGGATAACGGCAACGTAAGATCCGTCAATGGTGGGAGCATTCATCGCCTTAAGCTGAGCCGCAGCACGGAATACGTCCTTGACACGGAGCTTACAGTCCTCGGTAAGCTCGCTTCTGAGTGTGATCTCTGTCTCTGTGCCATCAGCTCCTACAAGGGGACAGTAGTTTACGTTTGTACCGCCCATGATCTGATTTCGGACAACAGTATCGATGGTTCTTCCTGCCTGATCTGCAAGCTGCTTTGTTGCCTCAACTACGATAGGATCAACACTTGTAAGCTCGATCATGTCGGTGAGCTCAACGTAGTCACCGTACTGGTCAACCGTTGCGGTGACAGGTACAACACTGAGCTTGGAGGCAGTGGGCGTCACACCCTCTGTAATGGGGGTCAGTGCCTTGGGAAGAGCGTTGAACTTTCTGAATTCAATCGTCTTACCGCCATTTCTGGGAATGGGACGCTTCTGCGCAAACTGGTCAAATACCAGAGCAGGACCTGCAAGCTCGATGAGTGTCTTGTCATAAAAGGTCTTCATCTCAGCAGAAAGTCCGTTGCCCTCGGTATAAGGAGCTGTGTTTTCAGGAGAATTTGTGTTTACGTAACCTTCAGTGCCGTGAATGCTGTCACCTGCGGCAAAAAGCTGAAGGTCAATAGTGTTTGTTTCGAATGTCATTTCTTGTTCCTTTCTTTTCAGAATTTGATCTTGGCGCCCTTCTCCACCCTGCGGAGTATGTCTCTGATTCCTCTGCCTGACAGATTCTCGACGCCAATTGTGCTGCTTGCAGGGGCATTACCGCCCGCACCGTTTTCGGAGGGACGGGCCGCCTGGCTGCGTATCTCATCGATGGCAAGCATCAATGCATTACTCTGAGCTTCTGTTCGTGCCTTTTCAATTAGCTCCTCTGCATGAATAGCTCTCCATGCCTCACGCATGGAAAGACCTGAACGGATCATAGCACAGAATCGCTTGTCCGAAAGCTCACGGGAAAGCTCAAAGCCATCCTCCCCGGACAAAAGATCTGAAGCCTCAGATATGAGATCTGCATAGGCTCTTTCCGCCTTTCGTGCTTTAAGCTTTTCAAGAAGCTGTGCTCTTGCACGGCGTTCTTTAAGCATGTTTACAGCCGTTGCTTCATCATGACTGCCGATCCCGAGAAGCTCGCATATCTCACCGAAACGGGAATCGACAGCGCCGTCCGCTTTTTCGGAAAAAGCGTTGCCATTTTCCACGGCAACATTGCTTTCAGAAGCAACCTGCTCTGCAGCGCAGGTGTTGCCGACTCCTTCCCCCTCACCGAAAAGGGTAAGAATGACTCTTTCTCTGTTATTCATACTTCATCTCCTTTCTCCTCGTGCATTTGCAGCTAAGGGAATATGTGACCTCGCGAAGTCTGGTTGCATTATACAGATACCATCCTGCTAACGCTCCCCCGCTTTTTGCGAATTTGCGCTTTTGCACCAAAGAGCTTTAAATTCGGGTTTATCGGGGAGGGGAGACGGTCGCTTTTTTGAAAAAAAGCTCCGCAAAAAACTTTGAAAGGCCCACCCCAACAGAGCCTTTGGCTCTGTTGGGGTGGGCTTCAAAGCCCTGGGGGCTTTGGTTCAAAGAAGTGTCCCCCCTTACCGATAAATCAAATTCCTATATCCCTTTTCAAGGTTTTTTGGGGGTTGTAGGGGGGCTTTTTGCAA